AATTTGGTAGACCGACTTCCTACAGCACCTTTCTTTGTAAACATCAATCAGCTCTTAGATGCTAGATTTTATAATAATAACAGTTTTTATGTTAGCGGTTCTGAGTTTACTTACGTAACTGAAGGTAATTTAGGTGTGTCTAGTACGTCAATTCCTTTAGAGGTTAAACCTAGAGATGGAGCGTTTGTAAGATTATTTATTGACGGTATTGAGAAGAACTCAGGACAGTTTACTGTGAATCTTAATAAAAATGCTGCTATTGATGCGAATATCATATATTCAACGACTTCAGGCGATACACAGTTTAGAGCTGAGGTAGACCATTATACTGTTCCCGCTATTGAAGTTGGTGATAATGTTCAAGCTCTTTTTAATAATACTTTCTCTGTTATAAATACTTCTTACGATCCTGCTAGTGCTGCGTATAATGCTGCTCTGACCGCAAATTCAATTTTTAGAGTTGAATTAGATGCAACCCCGAAAGCTAACTTAGCAGGGTTTTCATTTGTGAACTTAGAGCTTGACCCTGTAGGCACAATTGCTAACGTTAGCGGTAATTCTTGCACATTAGATTTCACCGCGTCTAACTTCCCTAGCACTTTTAACTTAGCTAATAATAGGATATATAATGTTAATCTTGGAGGCGAGTTTGAAAAGATATTTATCGCACAAGATCAAGTCATAACAGATTTACCTCTTGGAACAACAACTTTAAGAGCAAGAAATAAAAACGTACTTGGTAGATTCAGTCCTTTTACTACTAAGTCAGTAACTGTAAGCGCTATTCCTATTCAAAAGGTTGCAGGTCTTGAAGTACAAGAATCTTTATACAGAGAGCAGACTGGTGGAGTTGCCGTTCGTGCCACTTGCTCTTTTAATCATATTACTGATCAAGAAGTTACAGACTATGAAATTTCTTATCGTTTAGCCTCTGTTGATGATGTTGGAACTAATGATGGCGGTGCAGACCTAACTTCTTTTAATACAGTGAAAGTCCCGTCTACAGGTATTGATGATGATGGAAAAATAAGATTTACAGTTAATGGTATAAACCGTGGTGATAGTTCTGGACTTAATTCTATTACTTTTAGAATTACCCCTCTTAACAAAACTATCAGAGGTAAAGTTGCATCGATTACTAAAACAATTGTAGGCAAAACATCTGCGCCTCAAAATATATTCAATTTCACAGGTGGTCAAAATACTGATCAGATTACACTCCTTTGGACATATCCAAGAGCATCTTCAGGAGATTTAGCGGATCTTGACCTAAAAGAAGTAAGTATTAGACGTGCCCCTGGTACTGTAGCTGGTACAGTTGAAAATTTTGTTGCAGCTGATCCTCTTGTATCAGTTTCTGCGGGAACTGCTAGAAAATCTATTCCAATTGATACATTTGGAACTTTTACCTATCTTGCTAGAACTCGAGATACAAGTGGTAACTTCAGTGACGGAGTTCAAAGTATTACTTTTACAACTACCCGTCCCCAAAGATCAACTATTGTTCAGGCCTTTAATGAAGACTCTCCATCTGTAAACTTTACAACAATTACAAACACAAACCAAGGCGAGCCTAATTTTCCTTCTTTTGCTGATTCTGCGAGTGGAGGAAGGGCTATCCCTGGTGGCACAGCAACAGACAATGCTAATGGAACCTCTTCTGGCTTCTCTGCAATTGGAGGAGCTGCTACTGATCTTTTAGTCGCTGATGATGGAGTTTATATTACTAAAATTAGAGATTTTGGATCTACTATTACTGGCTCTGTGTTTGTTGAGATTGAAGGTTCTCAATCGATCAAAACAACTTTTAACGATACTCATGAAGATATTTTATCAGGTGTTACAGAGGCATCACCTAACGCAAATGTCTTAAGAGACGTCGATTTTGGGGGAATTGGTACTGTTCTAGGATTTGCTAATAGCTCTGTAATTAATCCTCGTTTTGATTCAAATAATCAATCATGGATGAGTGGAGGCGTATCTGGTAATGTATACGCAATCTGGAATGATGGTAAGTTTACAAATGACACAACCAATGCAAACTCTTACGCATTGATTGCAGGGTTAATTAACGCAACTGCAATTGAACTAGGAGCATCATTCTTTGCTAATGGTGAGCCGACTGGCTCGAACGGTTTTTCAAATACAACTGTAGTAGGTAATAGTTATACCTTAGTTAACTTTACCCAATTCTCTGATACTGGCACTGGCGACACATTTGCAGGAACTCTTGGAGCTATAACCTCACAAACTGAGATTAGGACTACAACTGCCGATAATACCGCACTTTATGTTGGTAATACCGGGACAAACAGTAAGTCTATAGGCAACGTAGATTTAAGTCAATTCTCAGGATCAAGCGTAAACGAAGGTTTTATCCCTTATCAGGCCGGTACTAGAACATTCCGTCAGTTCCAATTAAAATTTATCGTAAACAACTCAAAGCCTAATGAATTTGACTTTACAATTGATAAATTTAGGTATAGTATAGAAAAGGATACAGTAACGTTCACTGACACTGTAACTTACGATGGCGCACCAAAAAGCGTTAGTATGCTATCTGCAAGCTTTGTCAATAGGCCTGTGATTTCTTATGCAGTGTTAACACAAGAGGACTCAGTAGCAAACCCTGCCATTGTAGTTACAACTGCTGCCAGTAATCAGACAGTTAGTTTTCGACTTGTAGCTGCTGACGGTACAGGCGAGTATCTTGCAAATAGTACGGCAACAGTTATGGTAACAGCAGTAGGAGTATAAATGTCATTAGTAGATTCAAATACCTATATAGAACCAACAGCAGGTACCTCTCTTAATGCTGCTAGAGGTCAAATCAACAATGCTATTCGTTCATTATTAACTAACTTTAGATCATCAGCTAGCCCCGCAACAACTAATCTTACAGCATCAGGAGCAAATATTGGTGAGCAGGATGGTATGCTTTATCGTCATGCTAATAATAACGTTAATGCTCTCTATATATCCGATTCCGCAACAGTAAAAGATGCCCCCGTAGGTGGTAACTTTACACGAGTAGGCATAGGTAACCGTCTTGAGAACGGTGTTGTCGCGATGATGTCTAACACTAATCATTATGAGATTGGTGAGCTAGTTGCAACGGTGTCTGCTGATGTTAGTCTGGCCTCTAATGCTAGATTATATCTAAATAAGTCAAACAACAACACCTCTGCCGACTTTGTTGATGTAGGTATCCCTCCGACTAACGGATCAGTTGTTAATACGATGATAGCAATTGGTGGTGTTACTGGAGATAGAGTTAACTTTGCGTTTGATGTTATTACATCCTCTCCTGCAAATAGACAAAACGCACATTTAAAAGTAGGCTCTGCAGACGGTACAAATACTGCTATTCTTTTAGGCTCGGCTAACGCTACTTCAAATGTGTCTCTAGTTAAACTTCATGGAGGAGTAGCAGAAGACGCAGGTATATCTGTTTTTGATCAAAGTAATAAATATGCTCCATTATCAGCTAACTTACTATCACAAGCAACAATTCAAGGTACAGACACAGACGTTGCTCCTCTACTTCCTGCAGGATCGGTTATTGCATGGGTTGCGGGCAGTGCTCCAAGTGGGTGGCTACTTTGTCAAGGTCAAGCAATCAGTAGAAGTACATATGCTGCTTTGTTTGCAAAATGCTCTACTGACTTTGGTGCTGGTGATGGATCATCTACTTTCAACGTGCCTGATCTTAGAGGTAGAACAGTTACGATGGCAGGCACAAATATTAGTAGAGCTGGATCAACAGCTGAATTTGCTTCTGGTGTCACAGTCACCACCGCCTCTGGTTCTGCCTCTCTGACGACTGGATCAGTTGCCGTTTCTTCAGGAGCTAAAGATGCGGGTGCTTCTACTGTGATAAATTCTGTATCATCTACAGGACATACTCACTCTGTGACTATACCAACCACTACACTAATGTATATAATTAAAACTTAAGAGGGAAATAATAATGGAATTTGTTAAATTTTTTATAGATGAAATGAACCAAGAAATGGTTTTCTGTGACTACAGAGAAATCGTTGAGGGTAAAAAAGGTCCAATGATTACACGAGCCTTTCCATTGGAAAAGATTGGTGATATAGAGCCAAAACTGATGGAGATGGTAGAGGGTGAAATTCTTGGAGTTTACTATGAGCGTAAACATGAGACTACAGTTTTAGAAACTCAATACCTTGATCATACTGAGTCAATTGATGAGGATACTGTTGATTGGATTGAGTCTTTTGTTAAAAGAGCATGTATTGAAGAAGAGTGGGATGAGTTATTAAAACCTCCTACAGTTGATCAACAGGTTGAAGACTTTATTAAAGAGTTCTTTGAAGATGATGAAGAAGAACCCTTAGAACAAAAAGACTTTCTAGCTGAATTTTTTGCGGAGCTAGATGAGGAAGATAAAAAAGAAGAAGAGTAATCTTCTAAAGGAGTCACTATGTCGTTAACAAGAATTACTTCTACAGTTATGGAGTCAAACGTAATTTCCTCTGAGAAACTTGCGAACAGCTCAGTTACGTCTAGAACTTTAACTGATGGTTCAATTCAGTTACGACACTTAGCCTCTACCGCTAACCTTACTAGTAGTGTTGATACTGTAACTGCAAATGTAAATACTGTTCAGGCTAATGTAAACGCACAAAGAGCAAATGTAAATACTGTTTCATCTAATGTAGCTACTGTTGCTGCGAACACTATTCAAAATAAAGCAAACGTAGATATTGCAAACGCAAATACTATTCAGATAAACTCTAACTTAAATATTGTATCCTCAAACACTGATGCAGTAGAAGCCAGAAGAGTAGCTAATTTAGTATCAACTACTTTTAGTGGGCAAGTCAACATGAGCGATGATTTAATCATTGCAGGTAACTTAGTTATTAGCGGTGATACAACCACAGCTAATACAGTTAACATGGTTGTACAAGATCGTTTACTAATGCTAGCTAATTCTGCAGCTGGAACTCCTGCAGGAGATGTCGGTCTATTATTCAATAGAGGGAATCAAGGTAACGCTGCCTTTTTCTATGACGAGTCGTCAACGACCTTTAAAATATCAGATACTAAAGACCCATCAACAAATACATCAATTTCTCCTGTCACAGCAGGTAATCTTGACGTAGGCATAGTAACAGCCGCAACCATCAAATACAACGGTGCTGATCTAAATACATCTATCACAGATAACGTTGCCGCTTTAACAACAAATATTAATACCTTAGACGCAAACGCAGATGCAATTGAGAGTAGGAGAGGTACAAACGTTGCAGTCGCTGCCTCAAACGACTTTGTCACGTTTACAAGACTTACTGCAAACTTAAATACTACCACTGGAAATATTAATATTGTATCTGCTAACGTGGAGGCTCGTAATGTACAACTTAATGCAAACTTAGATATTGTTCAAGATAACGTGGCTGCTTTAGGTGGTGGAGGAACTTTCTTTAAACCTTTTATGAATGTTAATTCTGCTTTAGGTAGTTCAAATGTTTTCTTCGTAGGGCAAAATACTGCGGATGATGCAAATGTTTTAACAGTAACTCTTGACGGAGTTGTTCAGGCTAATACTGAATTTGTAATGCATCACTCTAATGACACTATACAGTTTAAAGACTCTAGTATTCCTAGTGGCACAAAAGTGACTATATTATCAATGATAGGCGTTGCATAACGTATGAATAAAATTAGACAACTGACTACTGAGTTAACATTTAGATGTAACGCTAAATGTCCAGCATGTCATAGATGGAAACCTCTTTCTATAAACTTAAATGACCCTAAATATACAATATCGTTAGAACGATTTAAAGTTTTATTTAATCCTGAATTACTACAAAGCTTGGAGTGGTTAGTTTTGAACGGTAATTTTGGAGACTCTATCATGAATAAACAATTTAGAGAGATTATTAGCTACGTAAAGTCACAAGGCACTAGATTATTAATTCATACTAATGGAGGTATACACGGGCATGATTATTGGACCGATGTAGGAAATATTCTAACTAAAAATGATATTATCAACTTTGATTTAGACGGTCTTTGGGATACCCATCACATTTATCGTATTAATACAAAGTTTGAGAATGTTTTTGAAAATGCTAAGTCAGTAATAGCCTCAACACAGGCTCAGGTACATTGGAAATATATTGTTTTTGAACATAATAAACACCAAGTGGAAGAAGCCAGAGCTTTAGCTGATAAAACCGGTTTCACAACTTTTTCTACTGTTAAAACTTCTAGAGATGCTC